CTGACGGACACAGCACGAGCTTGCCACATCGCCTTTAGTACAGGGTCTTGTTCATACTGAGCAGACAAGGCCAGACAGACATACCCTAGGCGATCCAGAAGAGCAGTCAGGCCATACTGCGTCACGTATCGTCGCATATCACGGCCTATAGTATCTTCTTCGACTACCTGTTTCATTCGAAGATCTCCCGCACCTTGATTAGGGTCCAGCCCATCGCGCGGTTGTTCTGCTCGTTGTGGTGTTCAGAGTTGATGAAGGGATGTCCGGTTGGATGGACCCACATGTCCCACTCGCGGGGCTCGACCCACTCGCGAACCATGTCCGCGGAGGTGGGATTACCACAATAAACACCATGAATGTTGCTGTATTGTATTGCTCCGGACTTCGCGAGCATGACACATCGGGTATATGGTCCGCCATTTCGGTCGGTGGCCAAGCACCTCCATTGTGTGCCTGCCCCATCCACATATGTCTTACCGACTTCAAGCTTCAGCATGCCTCTCCTTTCAGTCGAGCCATGGCGAGAGGGACGGGGACAAAGTCCCCGCGCCGGGCATTGCCCGGCCCCCCTCGCGCTCCCCCAACAGGCTTAGTTGTGGACATAAGGATTGATTATGTGCATGAATCCTAGGTAGAACGCCAGCCAGGCTAGCGTCGGCAAGGCCCACGCCTGCCCCAGCACGGCGGCGACGTACAAGCCGGCGCCGATCACGAAGATCGTGAAGTCCAGGAAATGTTTCATTCTCCCTCCGGTCCGGGTGGATAGGCTCGTCCGGACTGGAACGTCCAGCCCAACGGCGTTAGTTCGGTATGTAGATCCTCTAACAGGCGTTCGCCGTCGCCCGTCCCGTCGCCGATCGACTCGGCCAGGCCGTAGTACAAGGCCTGTACTTCTCCGTCGGCCAGGTCAGCCGTCAGTGCTTTCAGCCGCATGGAATTCAATCTCCCCGCCATAGTATCCGTTAGATGAGTTGCGGAATTCGATGTCGCAGATCCCACGATCCGTCCAGATCTTGAACGAGTAGGACTGCAGGCAGTCAAACTCCGGGTGATCTTGCCTACTTAGATAGACTTCCTCGACCCGCCGAATGGGCTGCCCCAGCAGGTGCTCCTCTCCCTCGACGTGCTCGATCCAGGAGTGTGAGCAGCAATCTCCGGTAGTGACCAGCCGTCCGAGCGGCACGCCGCCGGCTCCAAACAAAGTCAGAGTCTCTTTGTCTGGAGACAGCTCAACAGCCTGGATCACCAGGCCAATCAAGCCCTCAGAGTTATACATCAAGCTCCCCCAATCCAAGGACCCACAGCGACCATTCTCCGGTCAGTGTGTGTTGTTTACCGCGTGAATCGAACCATGAAAATGTTGGACAATACAACATACTGTTTCATCCTTAATCGGAATCATCCCGGCACGAATGTGCCGGCCGGACGTATAGTCCGGGCGCCCCTTCGGGCGGACAGTGGAGGATTGCATTAAGCCAATTGTCAGCGCCGGTTTCTCCCCCGGTGCGCTCAAGTTGGTCCTTCTGGCGTGGCCGTGCCTACTTCAATTCCAAGTCACCTCTGACTCCGGAACCTCGTTCGGTCGGTGCGCGGTCAGTACTCCCAACGGTCAGGTATCTACCCCTTTGATAGGCGATACCGTTTGCAATCCCCGATCGGCCAGTGTATGTCCCGAAGCGCTGAATCAGACAGCCTTTGTTGACTGTGTGTCTGCGGCAATCGGTCGGCCGATCCCTACAAGCAGTTGCGACAGTTAACGACTATGCAGGGTCGGGATTGTTGACGGGATTCCTTCCGGCCAGTTGACTCCGCCTTTCGGCCAGTCCGTTTCACCTGACGAAGACCTATAAAGCAAGCTTGATGCCAACGGACCGCGTCCCGTCGATAGGCGCGAAATGACTGGCAGTTTCGGCCGATCGAGCGGACCGCGGTCCGACCCCCGAATCGACCAATGATTATGTAGGCGAAAGTCCGAAACCGGACGATTGGCGAGCGGATCCGCGAGCTTGGGCGAATTGACACCCCCACCAAACCGTGAACAGTCCTGCAAGTAGCGTGCCGAGTGGGAATCGTTGGCAAATGTGGCGGGAACGCCGCACGGTGGGCGCGGCACGGCGATTGCAAGGAAGGGAATCGGATCGGTGGGGGAATGGTTTAACCCACCTGGCTGTAAACCAGGCGCCGAAAGGCTTTGTAGGTTCGAATCCTACCCGATCCACCAACCTTGCGAAGTTGTAAACTGTCGCATATGAAAGGCTGAATTATGGGACGATGGAAAGTCGACGTTAATGATCGTGGTCTCGAAACTCTCAAGTATGAAAGGTCCGTGGCAGGCAAGAAAACGTCGAATGATCGGCCGTTGAACGTCGACGTGACTGCCGGCAAGCTGTCTAAGCGGGATCAGGACTACGGTATCCGCAGGGCGGACACCGTGGAATGCAAGGCGGCGGACCGGGCCCAGCGCCATGTGGACGCCGAACGGGACGATGAAGCAGCGCTGGTAGAGCGCCGGGAACGTGGCCGGCAGCGTCGGGCGGAAGCGGCAGCGGCACGCGCTTTGCGCCGTCAAGCGCGAGGTAACCAAGCATGATATGCCCTATCTGCAACGTGCGCCAGTGTGGACCGTTCGGACGGGTATGCGAGCCGTGCGGGGCCCTGGCCAGTCGGCGACTGTCGGACCGGCCACTAGCGCCAGTAGTACCACTAGCGCCCAAAGCGCCGACGGACGAAGCACCGAAGCCGACAGCAACGGAGACGGATTCACTCTACTGGCGAACGATCGAGCAAGCGAACAAGGTGCGGGACGCCAGGATCGCGGCGGACCGGGCCCGGAATAATGCAAGCGTTAAGCGGGATTACAGAATCCGCTAAAGGTTTGGCGCGAAATGCCGATAAGACCTTTGATGGGGAGGACGGAATGAATGACCTAGACGACTGGCCGGACGATTGGGCAGGTAGGGAATCAGAGCCGATCGTGCCGACCGAAGCAAGTGAGTACGACTGGTAAGCAAGCACGATAGTTCCTCAACCTCATATATCCACCACACACGCCTAACGCGCGAAAGGCCCGTAGGCGTCCCACCAAACAGCCGCTACCGACTACTGCCCGACAAGTGGGGGACACCACCCCACCTCCCCCCTTAACTTGGGGCTTCACACTGACGGAATTGGGGGGATTTTGGCCCCTAACCCCCCAAAAACACTGACGGGGGTATTTTCCGCTTGCCAAACGGACCCAACTCAAGGTATCTTTACCTCAGATCAGGCCATTCCTGGCCCGGAGTACCCCCTACAATGCGTGCTGCCCGCCCCGCCCGGCTGCCCTACCACCTACTGACGGTGCTGTTGTACGGCCGTTTCGACTGGATCACCCGCCACGGGGATGGATCCATCACCGTACCGACCGGACCGGTCAGTCGCGAGCTGCAAACCCGGTCCGAGGACCTCCGGGACGCCCTGGTGCGCCTCCGGGACCTGGGTTTGCTGCCCCTGATGCACTACCACGGGACGTATTTCGTCGCCAAGCCAGTCCCACCCCCCGGCTACGGGCTGTTGGTGGGCCCAAACGAGCCGTTGGAGGCCGAACGTGTCGTCTGATCGTCAGTCTGCCTTCGAAATGTTGGTTGGGGCCGGGGTATTTGAGCCCACCGAGGCCCACGCGACCGCCAAGGCCAAGCTTTACGCCTGGTTGGACGCCCGCAAGGGGCTGGTGGGCATCGAAACCCTCACCCAGGACGAGCTGGGGGTGGCGTGTGGCACCCGGCGGGTCTTGGACTGGCTCAAGGACGCCGAATTCGCCTCCTGGCTGTACGAGCGGGACGCTTTTGGCATCAAGGTGCAGGCGCTCAAGGAAGCGGCCCTTGCCGTCCTTCGGGACGTCGCTCTCGGCGAAGACGGAGCGACGGCAACGAAGGATCGGCTCAAGGCTGCTGAGCTATTGCTGATCCTGGCCAACGCTTTCCCAGCAAAGACCAAGGAAGTCAAGTTCTTGGACCGAGATCTCAACGAAATGCCCGAGCACGACGTCGATCGACAGCTGGTCGAGGCGCGGAAGAAGCTGGGGCTCACTCCTGGAGGCAAGCCGGTATGATTCCCAAGGAAATTACCATTACCGGGGCCGTGTTCGAGGTCAGTCGACCCGAGCACCTCCAGACGGCTGAAGACTTTGCGAAGGGCGACGGGGACTTCGGATTCTCGGACGCCAGTTCGCAAATGATTGGAGTTTCTGACAAGATCCAGAACGAGGACCTGGCCGTCCAGGTGCTTTGGCATGAGTTTGTGCATATGGTGTTAGCTCGGGCGGGGCTTGACTACCTGCTGGGGGATAAGAAGGAGGAAGCGGTCGTACTGGCTATGGAGTACGCGTGGGATGATGTGGTGGCGTTGGTCAAGGCTACCAAAGCAGCAAGCAAGCAGCGTAATAGAAAAAGAGGCCCGCCTTCCGGCGTGACCCCATCTACTGAGGCTACCGTATCACGGGCCAAAGCCAAACGCAAGAAGAAACGTTGACTTGGGGGGCGAACCTTGGTAGTATCTAGCTACGGAGTAGACCAACCAACCCCGGGACCAAAGGTCACAAATGAACGGGTATGTACCCTCTAGTGTAATCAAGCCAGGGACACAGACTGTGGCGGGTGTCCAGGCCGGCACGGTTGTCACTAAGCCATTTGCGATCACCGCCGGTGGTTCGCGACACATGGTCATCAAGATCGTGGCGAGCGATGTCACGGTTGTAGGCACTATCACAGCCAAACTTCAGACTGCCATTGGAGATGATTGGGTTGATAGCAAGACGGTCGCAATCACCGAGGACGGCAACTTTTACATCAAGTTGATGGTCGAGACTGCTGGCGACCAGACCTATCTTCCCCTCCTGGATGTGGGCCGAGTTCTGATTGTCAACACCAACGCGGGCGACACCGTCACTATCGACGCTGTCGAAGTCCTTCAGGAACTCTGATGAACGGTTACGTACCCAAGAACGTAGTCAAGAATCCAGTGACCCTCGACGGCGACCAAACGGTGGTGGCTAGTGAGGAGTTTGCAATCACCGCGGTTGGCTCCTGTTATCTCGTTGTCAAGCTTGTGGCTGTGGATGTCAATGTAGAGGGAAGCATCACTGCTACCCTTCAGACTGCCGAAGGACAGGACGGCGACTGGATCGACACCAAGAGTGCCTCCATCACGGCCGACGGAAACTACTACTTCAAATTCCTTGTTGACCGAGCGGCCGACCAAACCTATCTACCCCTGCTGTGCAAGGGTCGGGTGGTTGTTGTGGGTACCACGGACACCATCCCTGCGGATCCCGACGCCATCCCGGATCCTATCCTCGAAGTTCCGGGCGACGCAGTGACCGTGTCTGAGATCTGGGTACTGCAGGAGCTATGATGCAAGATAGTCCCGAGGAAGTGTGTTCGGTTTGTGGCCAGCGACACGAGTGTCCTGGGTCCTCCGTCACCCCCGCCGTAGTGGTCCAGATTCTCACCGGGGCCCCGAATCAGCCGGGGCCACGGCAAGGCGAAGGCCCGGCAGATCGGGGCCCGCCGATCCAGGACTTTTCGCACCGCGTCAGCAAGAAGATCAAACGCCTGACCGGTCGCAAGGACGAGAACATCCAGGATGAGCCTGAGTAACGACCCGCTGATCGAGAAGAAGTTGGAGTTGGTGCGGCTGCGTAAGCTGCACCAGCGCCGGCTGCTGTTGGCGTTCGACGGCCTGAACCCGGATGCGGTGCCGACCGAGGCCCAGATGTCCGTGTTGCGGGACGCCGACACCAAGGTGTTCTGGATCGTGGCCGCCAACCGGTCGGGCAAATCCCAGACCGGGGCGCGGGTGGTCGCGTGGTGGTTCAACGACAACCACCCCTACATGGAACGTCCCCTGGAATGGGGCAAGGGTCCGCTGCAGATCCTGGTCGTGGGCCGGGTCGGCGAGCAGATGACGTCCGAGTTGTGGGAGCGGAAACTCAAGCCGTTCCTGAAGCCGGGGGACTACAAAGAAGTACGCATCGGCAACGACCTGAAGCGGGTCATCAATCTCAAGAATAACAACACCATCATCTTTTTGTCCCACCACGATGCCGCCAACGCCCGGGAGAAAGTCCAGGCGTTCACGTCCCACGTGGTGTGGTTGGACGAGATGCCGGACGACGCGGGGATCGTGACCGAGCTGTTCGTTCGAACCATCTCTGGTGGGGGCCGGCTGTACGCCACCTTCACCCCTCTCCTCAAGAACGAAGAGATCCGCCGCATCATCGAGATGGATAGTCCTGGCGCTCGCAAGATCCAACTCAAGATGCTGGATAACCCCGTCTACCGGGGGCGCGAAGCCGAGGTGGAACAGCAGATGCGGGCCATGTGTAGCTCGGAAGCCGAGTTTCGGGCCCGTATGTATGGGGACTGGTACGCCGGTGACTCGCGAGTCTTCTCGTATGACCATCACCGGAATCGCCTGCCCCCACCAGTGGATTACGACCAGGCCTGGCGTCATGTGGCGGTGGTAGATCCTTCCGCCTCTGGACTCACCGGCTTCGTCCTGGCCGCCGAAGATCCCAGCAACGGGCATTGGTACGTGGTCAAGGCGATCTACCTCAAAGGCGAGGCGGCGTATGAGCTGGTGGGGCATGTCGAAGCCGAGACCGCAGGCTACAATGTGGTTCTACGCCTGACTGACTGTAACCCGGCCGGTTTCTACAAGGAAGCCGCCCGCCGCAACCTGCGTTGGGTTCCTTACACCGAGAAACAGGATCGCAAGCTAGAGACTATTGGCCTGGCCAATACCTGGCTGGCCCAGTCCCGGGTGTTTGTGACCCCAGCGGCCTTCCGGCTGGAAGAAGAGCTGGTGCTGTGTAGCTGGTCAGAAAAGAACCCCGACAAGATTGCGGGCGCCAGCAAGTATCACCTGACCGACTGCTTCCGATACCTGCTGGATCGGATCCCCCGCTGGGATCCCGAGACCCGGCTGGTGATGACCCCCACGCAAGAACTACGCCAAGCCTGGCGGGCCAAGCAAGACCGCCAAACCAAGGCTGCTCAGATGAAACTCATACAACGGAGGAACCAGTGGAAACCTCGTCGCTCTGGATCGCCCTGGTGATCCTCGCTAGCCTCAATCTGGCCGGCCTGTCCTTGGTTGGGTACTGGACCCACCAGACCCAGTGGCTGCTCAAAGAACTGATCAAGTACGCGCGTACGGCTCGTGGGAGGAAGTGATGGTTCCGGTTCGATACGAACAGTGGACGCAGGACGACGCCGCCAAGCAGGTACCTGAACGCCTGAAAGAGGCCAAGGATTATCGCTCCCGGTTTGAGGGTGGATGGGCAACCAATGAGTCTATGCTCTTTTCTGCGAACGGGTCTACCGCTAGCGAGATCTCTGTGTCTTACGACTCTCTGGCTGAGCTGTTTGCTGGGGACATGGATTCTGGTGATTCTGCGATTACTATCAACTATATGTTCAAATACCTGCGGTACATTCATGCCCTGATGTCGGCCAACCCGCCGTCAGTGGTGCCGCGACCGACCAGCTCCGACTATCAGGACCGCCAAGCGGCCGAGGTGGCCGACCACCTGGTAACTCACGCCCGCCGCCAGTACCGCACCCAGGAGCGCACGGACCTGGTGTCCCTGCAGACCCTGACCTACGGCACCGGCTTCCTTAAGGTCTTCAACGACCCAGGCCGCGGCCAGATCCTGGCGATCGACGAGAAGACGCGCGAACTCACCATGACCGGCGACATCTGCTGGAAGCCGCTGCTGATCTGGGACGTGTTCTTGGACCCCGCGGCCACCGTGTGGGACGAAGTCCGCTACGTGTTCCTGCGTCACATCATGTCGCGCGAAGAGGCCGAGTACCGGTTCCCAGACCAGAAGGAACTGATTCAGAAGTACACGGGACAGAAATCCCGATCCCGGTTCTGGGATCGCGACGCCCACGGCCGCGAACCCAAGGACCGGGTAGCGGTGTTCGAGTACATCGAGAAGGCGCTGCCCTGGAACGGCATGGCCGGTCGTCGGGTGTTTCTGCTGGACGACGGCACCTTGCTGTCGGACATCGAAGCCAACCCGAACCCGGACGGCATGCTGCCGATCTTCCCCATGACCGACGTGGACGTGCCTGGCCAGGTCTATGGCAAGACCTTCGTGGACTATCTGGTCCGCCTGCAGGATGTGCTGAACCGCCTGGACTCGACGGTGCTCGACAATATCCAGGCCCACGGCAACGTGCGGATGGTGGTGTACGACGCGGCCGAGAACCAGGACGGGGCCATCACGGACTCGGGCTGGCAGATCGTGAACATCAAAGGCACCGCCGCCCAGAAGCCGGACTTCGTCGACCCGCCCACCATGATGCCTGACATTTATCGTTTCCGCGAGCAGCTGGTCCAGGGCATGGAGCAGCTGGCTGGGGTCAACGAGTCCATGTTCGGCCAGGTTAACCGGGAGATGTCTGGGTTCTCGATCCAGACCGCAATCAACGCAGGTAACATGGTGCGGCGCCGGTTGTTCAACAAGTATCAGGATCTGGTCGAGTGGGCCTACAAGACCCACCTACGCCTGGTCCAGATGTTCTGGTCGGACGGCCGCAAGATCCTGGTCACCGGCCAGGAAGGCGCCATGGCGGTGGCCTACTACTCCAGCTCGGACATCGAAGGCGGCTTCGACCTAGATGTCCAGTATGGGGCATCGTTCTCGCTCGACCCGGCCTCCCGTCGGGAAGAGATCATGCAGATGATGCCGCTGCTGAAGGAAGCCGGCTACACGGTCAAGACCATCCTGTCGATGCTTAAGCTCAATGATGTCGCTGGGTTGTTCGACATGGCCGACATGGCCCGCCGTCGACAGCTGGAGATCTTTGACGAGATCATCGCCAAGTTCGAAGAGGACGGGACGTTGGTCTACATCGAGCCCCGCAAGCTGGAAGAACACCAAGGCATGCTGTCGGCCGCGTACGAGTTCAGAATGTCTATGGTATTCAAGGTGTTGGATCGCAAGGTCCAGGCCCTGCTGGAGCGTCACATCGAACAACGGGAACAGCTCATGGTCGAGGCCGCCGCGCCGGCAGCGGGGACTCCTCCCGGTCCCGCTGCCGCGGGCGGACCCCCAGAACTGGGCCTGGAAGCGATGCCGGCAGCTCCGCTGCCGCCACCCGTGGCGGCCTAGGTCGAAAAGACTTGACAAGTACCCGCCAACTGCGGTACTTTAAAATCAAACGCTATCCAGGACTATCCCTGGCCGCATTTTAGGCCACCGCCTCGGCGGCGCCAAAAGAGGTTACATGGAACGCATTGAGTTTGATGCTGGTAATGAATGGGCCAACAGCCCGGCGGTCCCCACGGGCCCGTCGCAAGCCGCTCCCACCACGACCGCACCTGCTGAAGCGACCCCGACTGAAGCTGTCTCTACCACTGACGAACCGTCGACGGGAACCCCTAGTTGGGCTGATCCAGATCCCAAAGCTGCTGAGTCGACCGACCAGCCAGCTGCTAAGACTCAAGCACCGTCAGGTGGTGAGATCGAAGTTAAAGGTCCTGGTGGAGCCAAGAAGTTTGCTCTCGCGTCCGACAATCCCGAGCTGCAGCGCACGCTGGCCCTCGGTCTTGGCGCCCGCAAGTGGCAAGCCGAACGAGACCAAGCCAGGAAAGAGCGTGACAAAGCGGTCAAGGACACCGTCCCCCTCCGCGAAAAAGCTCAGGTTTGGGATCAACTAGACGAGCTGGCACGGCTCGGACAACGTACGAAAGTCGCACACGCTGTCCTAGGTGATGAGGGGTACGAGGCCCTTCGCAAAGAAATCATTCGTGAACATACCGTCATGCAAGGCGGCGATCCAGACGAACGCAACACGTTCGAACGGGAGCGCATGACCAAGGACCAAGAACTCACTCGTCATATGTACGAGAAGAAGATCAAGGAAGCAGAAGGCCGAGCACAGGCCCAAGAAGACAAGGCCGAGAAAGATCGGCTGCGTTCGGTTGCGACCACGGCCCTGGTCAAGTACGACATGCGGAATTTCATCGAAGATCAAGACCTCGCTAATAACCTCAACAACAAGCTATGGACGTTGGCTTGGACAGACCTGGAAGCCATTGACTCAGACGACATTACGCCGGAGATGATCTCGAAGGCGTTTGCGAGCAATGCCAAGACCCTCCGGGCGGGCATGAGTCGATCGGTGGATGCTAAAGTGAACCGAGTGATCGAAGGCAAAAAACAAGACGCCACGCGTCGAGCACAGGCAGCAGCGACGGAACGATACCCCACCGGTGGACAGGTAGACCTGTCACAGTGGGACGGTCGTTCGTCCAAAGGGCTCCTGGAGCTGCTCGCGGGCAAACGCAAGTAAGGTAACGAAGAATGTCATACGCAGCGCAGACCTTTGTCGACAACATCGACATTGGCAAGTTTCTCAAGATCTACTCCAGCAACGGAGTATTCAACAACCTCTCCACGTCTTCGGACATGTGGAAGTTCTTCCTCAAGCTCAAGGCGCGCGACCCAGCCGGTCGCCAGCTCCGCTACCTCCTCCGCACGTCGTACGGCGCTGCGGCGGTCCAGTCCCTTGCGGCCGGCACGTCGGGCGACTACCCGGCGGGTGCCCGTTCGGGCCTCGTCGAGGCGATCGCGCAGTACAAAGATTTTGGCATGACTGTCAACATCCCGCGCAACCTCCTCAACAAGACCGGCAATGACCTGGTCCAGTACGCGGACCCGCTCACCGAAGAGCTTGACGCTAAGTCGATCGTCGCTGCCCGCATCATGTCGGCGCAGACCCAAGGTGACGGTTCGGGCGCAGTCGGCGTCATCGCGTCGGCCACGGCGGTTTCGGGCGGTGCGTTCACCGTCACCCTCAGCACGACCAGTGCCAATGCCGGTCGCAGCCACGTGGGCTGGTTCAATGAAGGCGACCTGTTCAAGATCGCTGACCCTGACTCCACGGCCCGCTCCCTCACTGGCGCGACGTACCTCAAAGTCACCGCGATCGACGAAGACGCGGATACGGTCACGTTCGAAGGCAACGATGGCACCCTCACGGCGTATGGTTCCACGGCGGCGGATGACATCATCTACCGCATCGGCACCACGCCGAACGACCTCACCGCGATCAGCACCAACGACTACAACACGCTCTCTGAGTGTCTTGTTGGTATGGAGTCGCTGACGGCGGACGACGGCCGCCTCGTCAACGGCGTTACGCACTCCGGTGCGATCTCGGGTTCAATCCGGGATTGCGACGCTAATCCGATTGATTCGAGCGACTTCCAGAAAGTTCTCTCGAAGGTCAAGCGTCGTGCTGGCCGCGGGCGTTACAAGTACAAGAATGCGTTCATGTACGACACCGTCTACGACGCACTCGTCGAGTCCCGCGAAACCGACCGTCGGTTCCAATCCGTCGAAGACGGCAAGCGCGGCGTGAAGATGCTTGGCTACCAGCACGGCGCGGACTTCATCGAATTCCTCCCGGACGAGTATGTCAGCAAGCAGCGTATCTGGATCCTCCCGGAATCCAAGGAAGTCCTTGAGTTCCACGGCAAGGACTTCGAGCTGGTCGAGCCGAACCCGGGCCAGAAGTTCCACCTAGCGAAGTCGGACACGTCCGGCCGCAGCCACAAGCGCGAAATGCAGTCGTACCTGGAAGGTTCGGCCGTCATCGTGGTTAAGCACGCTGCCGCCATCGCCGTCCTCAAGAACTTCACCGCAACCTAAGTAAGCTGGAAGGAGGCCCTTGCCCGGGCCTTCCTTCCTTCATTTTTCAACCGCAGACTCTACCACCACCCCGGTGATGTAGAGCTGGAGCGAAGGGGATCCAAATGGCTAATCGTATGGGCATTGAGACGGGCGCACCTGGTGTGTACCCTACTGACCACAACGCGCGCGAGCGCAAGCTCCTCGAAACGGCACGGTCCGACAAGAACATCACCGAGACCTTCCAGTCGCAGCCGGTCGTCGGCGGCTGGGACATGGCTACGGGACTCGCCATCGCCGCAGAACCGGCGGATGCCCTCCTGCTGTCCATGAACACCGGCAAGGCGATGTGGGAACTCTACTACGCCGCGATCGAATCCACCGGCACCGCGGTCGCACAGGTCCCCGTCGTGGGCGCTGGCGGCCTCACGGTCCCACAAGACGCCAACCACACGGACGGCGTGTCGGCGATCGAGATGACCCACGGTACGACGGCCCGTAGCCAAGCTGCATTCACGGTCGGTACCGACGAAGACTTCTACATGGAAGCCACCATCGCCATCGCGGACATCAGCGATCTCACGTCGATGTTCTATGGCTTCCGCAAAGCTGAAGCCTACCAGGCTAACCCCGAGTCGTACGACGAGATGGCCACGTTCCAGATCGGCGGCACGGCCGACGGCCAATTCAACATCTGGACGATCCTCAACAACGCCGCCACGACCAAGACGGACACGACCCTTACTGATTGGCTCGACGCCGGCAGCCACACGCTTCGTGTGGACGTTGCTAAGAGCGGAATTGTTACCTTTACGGTGGACGATGCCGCTCCCACGGTCACTCAGGCGTTCCGCTTTGACGATGGCGAAGTCGTCCTTCCTTTCATCCATGTTGATGGTGAGACGGGCGACGCGGGCGTCGTGATCAGCAACTGGAAAGTTGGCAAGCGCTAGTCGAAACGACTGGGGTAGCCGAAGCACTTGACCGTTCATTGGGCGGCGCCTTCGGGCGCCGGAGGATTATATGGGACTGAAACGCGGTCGGGGCAGTCTACGCCAGGCAGGCGATAATATCGTTCTGAAAGATGGTGCAGCAGACGAGACCGCTCTGGAAAAGGGGGCCAACGCCAGCACGGCCACGTTTACCCTCCCAAACCAGACCGGGTCCAAGACTTTGGTGTCCACCGACTCGACGGACACTTTGTCCAACAAGACGTTGGTAGCTCCGGCACTTGGCACGCCGGTGTCTGGTGTGCTTACTAACTGCACGGGACTTCCTGCCGGGTCGATCACGGGTGTGCTTGGTGCGGATTTTGGCGGCACTGGCGTGGCCAATAATGCCGCAGCCACCCTCACCCGTAGCGGCAACCATGACCTTGCCTTGACCACGACCGGGGCCACGGCACTGACACTGCCCACCACAGGCACGCTGTCCACGCTGGCGGGCGCCGAAACCCTCACTAATAAGACCCTGACCAGTCCGATTCTGACTACCCCTACGTTGGGGGTGGCGTCGGCCACCAGTATCAACAAGGTCGCCATCACGGCTCCGGCCACAGGGGCCACGCTGACGATCGCTGACGGCAAGACACTGACCGCTAGCAACACCCTGACCTTCACCGGCAGCGACGGCTCCACCGTGGTGTTCGGTGCCGGCGGCACCGCGGCATACACCGGCAGCACCCTGGCGCAGTTTGCTGCCACCACGTCGGCCCAGTTGGCGGGGGTGATCAGCGACGAGACCGGCAGTGGAGCGTTGGTGTTTGCCAATACTCCCACATTCATTGCTCCGCTCCTAGGCACACCCACCAGCGGCACGCTGACCAACTGCACCGGACTGCCCACGACCGGTATCACCGGCGTGCTTGACGCCGCCAACGGCGGCACTGGGGTAGCCAACAATACTGCGGCCACCCTGACGCGTAGCGGTAATCACGATCTAGCCCTTACAACGTCGGGAGCTACGGCGCTGACGTTGCCGACTACCGGCACCCTGGCGACGCTGGCCGGCAGCGAAACCCTGACCAACAAAACGGTCAGCGGTCCTTCGGCATCCTTTACCGGCAACGTGACGGCTGGTGGGGTGTTCGTGCTCGATGCCACGACGTTCGTGGACAATAAAGGTACCGATAATACCTGGATCGGCAACACTACCAACACCGCCCACACGACGGCCACACGACTTACGGTGATCGGCAAGGGAGCGGGCGCCGCGCTTACGGATGGCGGGTCCAATACGTTGGTGGGCTGGCAAGCCGGTAGCAGCTTGTTGTCTGGGTCTGGCAATACCCTCTTGGGTTACGACGCAGGACATAACCTTACCAATCAATCCGGCAACGTGTTTGTTGGCCTGGAAGCTGGCTACAGCGCGACGTCGAACGACTCCGTGCATGTGGGTCGAGCCGCCGGATATAACTCCACGGCGGCCTCCAACACGGCCCTTGGACGGTCGGCTATGGTCAACGTGACCACTGGCACCAAGAACGTGGCCATTGGATACCAGGCGGCACTGACACTGGATACCGGAGCCGGTAACGTAGCGGTAGGAGCAGACACTACTTTTGGCGCGGCGACTGCGGGCTCGATCCTGCTGGGGCGTGACGCCACAACCACTGCCAGCAACACCTTCGTAGCTGGATCGTCTGGATACCCAATCAATTCGGTCTACTTTGGCAAGGGCCTAACTCACGCCACGCCGACGTCAGTGACGATCAACGGCACCACCGGCAGCGGCAGCAACGTGGCTGGCGCTGATTTGATCCTCGCGGCGGGCGCGGGTACGGGTACCGGCGTGGGCGGCGAGCTGAAGCTGCAGACCGCAGCGGCCGGCGGCAGCGGTAGTTCAGCGAATGCCCTCACGACTCGCGTTGCGGTCGGAGAAGACGGTGGCCTTGAGTTTGTGGAGCAGACGGCCCCAGGCACTCCTGCCTCCGGGCGTGTCAGTGTTTACGCCAAGACCGACAAGAAACTGTATCAGAAGAACAGCGACGGCACAGAAAGTGCTGTTGGTGCTGGTGCTGGTGAGAAGAACTACGTCCAGGGGACCAGTACGGCCAGTGGTTGGGCCAATGTTGGCGATCTCGATGTGGCGACGACCACGACGGCGGCTGATCTTCCTCGCGAGTTTACTACCGGCAGTGGTATCAAGATCACCGCCGATGCCAACACGCAGTCGGTGGCGGACTACGTCTATTACGACTTCACACTTGATGATGTAGACCTGTCCAAGAAGCTCAAGATTTCCTGGGCGCAGAAGACCACGGGGACCTACACTGCTGGGCAGCTGGCGGTGGGCATCACCACGCAGGCCGACAGGACCACGTTCCTTCACACGCCTGTTACTACTGCCATCCCTGCTGCTGACGGGGTGTTCACTACCAGCTTCGATGCGAGCACCACGGCGACCCTGTCGCTAGTGATCCGCGCCACTGGGGACATGACCACCGACGGCGGCATTGTCATCAGTGACGTGGTGGTTGGACCGGGCACACAGCCACAGGGTGCTATAGTTGGCCCTCCTACAGCTATCACGCTGACAGTCAAGAATGGGACTACAACGAACGTAGCTGGCACGCTTTCGCAGACCTACTACTACCGCGAAGGTCAGTACATGAACCTGTACGCCTTTTGGACTGCCTCTGGCGGGACCACCGGCGCGGGTTCGTTTCGCTTTGAGCTGCCGTCTGGGTTCACTATAGACACCGCGGCACTGCCGTCGTCTGGCAATACACCCCTTGGTGTTGGCTTCTTTGATGACGCCTCAGCCCAACAGAATCGGTCAGCGTTGGTGGTTTACAACAATTCCACTACGCAGTTAACTGTTCAGTATGGTGGTGAGCCTGGTGAGGTTGCTGGTGGCCTGTTGACTGATGCAGCTCCTGTAACGATCGCTAGTGGCGACACTATTGGTTTTACAGCCAAGATCCCCATTGCCGAGTGGACTGGTAGCGGCACGATCAACGTAGCCCAGAACGACGTTGAGTATGCCGCCGTCGCTGGCACCTGGGACGCCAACGACAGCACTACCGTGTACGGCCCTGGCGGCGCGATCATGGGCGGAGCACTAACTACCACTCGCATCAAGACAGTCACGTTCCAAACGACTATCCGGGCCACGGATGAGATCAGCCTGGAATACTCTGAGAATCAAAGCGTCTGGTACCCTGCTGCAAACGCCGTAATCAGTAACGCAGCAGTACAAAACATGATGTCTGCTGCTGGATCACTTTCGGGTGGTTCTGGTGCATACATCGACAGCAGTGGCGCAACATCCGTCCGAGTCTACTTTGCGCGATACCAGAACATCGCCAACGACGATGCCCCTGCTGTGGACTGGCCCAGCACTAGCTACTGGCGTGTGAAGAAGAAGGCTGCTGGTGCTGCTGTAGGCTTTGGTGAAGTCACGCAGACTCACTCCGGTCTCGTTAAGAACGCTGGACAGCTGTTGGGCACCAACACCAACGACAGTGCTGCTACTGGGTACGTGGGTGAGTACCTGGAAAACGTCCGCTCTTCTGCGCTCTCTGTTGAAACGTCTTCGGGTGGTGTTTTTACAGGCTCGGTTGACGTCAACGCAACGTTCGGCACGAACACAACGACTGGTGAGACTGGCATCACACTAACTGCCGGCGACTGGGACATCGGTGGTGTTGTGCGCTTTGAGCTTGGTGGAGGCGCACCAGATACGCTCTCTAGCGCCAGCGCTTGGATTGGAACGGCCATCGGCACCAGCACGACTGGTAGAGACCTGAACCGCAACACGAACCAGCTAGCCGCTACGTTTGCTGCATCGAACGACATCTCTCTTGTACTCCCCACTTTCCGCGTCTCTATCACTGCGACAACGACCTACTATCTGAAGGCCATCGCCAGCTTCACTCACGGCACTGGCACTGTGCAGCTGTTTGGGTCAATTCGCGCTCGTAGGATGCGCTAATGAACAAAACCCTACTTGTTTGTTTGGGTTTCTTGCTGGGATGTGGCAAAGAGCACACCAGCACTCCCACCAATACGCCTCCAGCCCTCGCCCTTCGGGCGGAGCTGTATCGCACCCTAGAACCCGCGGCTGTGGATCCTTTTGGATTTGCCGACGTCGAACACTGCGACGCCACCACGTACTCCGGCTTGCTGGCCGCGAGCGGCGCCCCAGTCCAGCTGGAGACCGCCGAGCAGTCCCCCGGACGTTGGTTACGGCGACCGACCACTTACCCCGAATGCTGGGCCAATAAGCAGTCTCGCTCCACCATCTCCCGGGACGCCATCCTGAGTGTGCTGTGGTGGGCTTGGACCACCAACCGGCTGGACGTAGTCGACCGTTTGTGGGACTATGGCAACGGCCGCTCCTGGTTTATGGGTGACGGCCGGCTGGCCGGCGTCGATACCCTACTAAACACCAACATGCTATCCCTGCTTGCCTGGACAATATATGAATTGGGCGGACATCCCCCAGCTTGGGCGCTTCTGATCCAACCGTCCTGGGACTCCGAGACGGTTGGTTATGAAGCGCAACTGCAGGTCCTGCAAATCCTGCTGTGGGGCGAAATCCACGGACAGATCCCCGAGGAAGGGGCTGATTGTCTACGCCGCCACCTGACCCGCGAAGACTGGAATCCCTTGTTCTACGTGGCCGCGATGCGCTGGCTGGGGGCCGACCCCCAAGGGCTGGACGTCCTGCTGACCAACGAGACCGGCGTGCGGATGTGGCCGACTGACCGACTGCCGACCAGCGCCGACCGGTGCGCGGCCTGGGTGACCATGGAAGACTCGGGTGCCGACGGCTGGGTGCCGTGTCCCGAGCGCGGGGCCACCCACTCGGGCGGTGACCTGCTGTTGTTGGATCGTATTCTTCGAGGTAAACCATGAAACGTCCCCGTAAAATGCCGGAGCCGCCGACCCAAGAAGAGCTGGACACGTTATTTGGCTCAGATCCTCAGGAAGAGATTGGGGCGGAAGAGGATCCGGACTTTGTTGGGCCGCCGGCTGCGGGACCGGGAGGTCCCATGCCCATCTTCCCTGCCAGACCCAAACGACGAAAGCCGGAAGACGAACTCACTGAAGAGGACCTGGAAGTAATGCCTCCAGCTGCATCCATATGAGCGACGACCTGAATGAATATCACGCGTGGCTTCGCGACGCCGTCACCCGGCAAGGCGAGATACTCTCGGACGTCAAGGTCTCCGTTGCCCGCGTTGAGGCGACAACGGAAGCGACGGCACGCCGGGTGGAAGCGGTGGAGGGGCGACTGGGCCGTGCTGAAGAAAATGTAGCGGCAGCACTTTTGCCTGGTAAAGCAGCCAAGATTGTGATATCGTTGTGTTTAGGAATCACGGCCATGATCGGCCTCGCAAACCTACTTGGCCTTACCTGGCCTTAATTCGAACGGAGTGAGAAATGCCAGCACAAGTCAAGAAGCTCATCGCTGAGCTGAAAAGGGCGTACCCGGAGCTAAACGACGAGCCGATGCTTGACGACATCCTCGACGCCTCGTATGCCGACGGCGGCGACATGTCGGCCGACGAAGAAGACACCGCCATGGACATGGGCGAGATGGAATCGCTCGACGAAGACATGGCCGAGCCGTCCGAGTCCGACGAGGAGGTTCCCCCGCCCCCAAAGCGGAAGGGCGGTCCTCGGATGTAAAGTCCGCGTTCGTCAGCATGCTGAAGGGCTCGCCGCCTGAGGATGACGAACTGGAAACCGAGCGCCGCCGCAAGAAAGCCAAGGGCCGCCAACTCCAAAAGGAGGACGCAGCCAACGGCCAAGAGACCGAGAACGACGATGACTCGGCCGATCGCCCCGTCTGGGTGCAGGGAGCTAGTTAATGGCAATCACTACCGACGAGTTGCTTTCCCAAGTCCGCAGTCAAATGGACGAGGAAAACACCACGGATCTGACTGACCCGGTCATCCTGCAGGCGCTCAATCGCGGCCAGCAGAAGCTGGTGCGGTTGGCCGGCCGTCGGTACGCGCCGATCTTCAAGCGCGAGGTCGAGCTGACCGGCGACGGCACCCGCGAATTCACCATCCCCGAACAAGCGTTTGGCCTAGTCGTGAACGAGGTTGTGGCGGTATCGGGTGGGGTGACTTACCCGGTCGAGCCCGCCGAGCTGCGTCAGATGACGGAGTATGACAACGACTCCACCACCAGCTCGATCCCCTTGTACTACGCTCAGGTCGCCAACAAGCTCCGGCTGTATCCTACGCCCCGAACGGGCACGACCGTCCGCATCCGGTACCAGGTTCGGCCCCCCGAGCTGGTCAAGTCCCAGGGCCGCATCACAACGGTCGACGTCGCCAGCAACCGGCTGTATCTCGACGCGCTCGGGTCGGACCTGACGACCAACATTAATGCACTGAAAGCGTTCATTAATGTGGTCGACGGTACGACCGGACTGGTAAAGGTCACCCTGCAGGTCAATGGGATCGACGAGGACAATCTTGCGATTACCCACAAAACTACTGGCCTGGATCGTGTTACCGTGTTTGGTCAGACCGTGGCCGTTGCCATCCCAACTACCGGCGATACCACCGTCAATCAAGACGACTACGTGTGCATTGCCAATGGGACCGCGGTGCCCACCCTACTCCAAGACTACTACGACTATCTGGTTCAGTACGCCGTGGTGGAACTGAAACGCAAGACGACCGAGCCGTCGCAAGAAGACTACGCCGCCCTCAAAGAACTTGAGGACGACGTCAAGTCGATGTGGGCCGGCCGCGAAGCGACCCGCCGGGTCGAGAAGCGCTCCCCGTACTGGGGCCGCCGACTGTCTCCGCTCCAGCGTTACCGCTAACCAGGATCTTTCATGGCTGTTCCAAAAGTCTCTATCACCAAAAAAGACTTGGCCCGGGGCATAGACACCTTCAGTGCGAAGGGGTCGATGCCGGACGGGTGCGCCGAAGATCTGCAAAACGTGGATACCAATGCCAACGGCAAGCTGTCCACGCGGCACGGCTACGAGGGGTACTACGGCTGGCTGCCGCTACGCGTCACCCGCCTGGATCACTCCGGCACGGCGATTCGGTTTCAGCTGGACCAAGCCAACACCCTCGATCTCACGAACGCCACGCGCGGGCCGTTGATCGCATACGGCCGGATCGCCGAGTCTCAGGCCGGAGACTTCGACGTTGCTGACTCGGCTCACTACTATTCGAGTTTTTCAGTATCTTCCCGGGACACCCTGTCGCCTCCCTCAGGCACCCTGACCAAGTCTGGGGCCTCACACGGCATTGACACCTCAGCCCTTTGGGTAGGTCTGGCGGAATCCACGGCCCAGTTTGAGCAGTCCAACATCGCCTTGCTGCCGGACGACGTGCAGATCGACACCAGCACGCTGGATGTCACCATTGACTATACTGTGTCGACGGCGGCAGAAGCCTTCGTATACTTCCGCGACATGACGGCAGAAGCGGGCCGGGTGTACACCGCGGCGGTCACCCAGACGTCTGACACCTTCACGGTCGACGCTACCACGAACATCTTCACGTCCGCCGCACACGGCCTGGAGGACGGGGACGCCGTAGAGACTACGACCGACGACACCCTACCGGGCGGCTTAG